TGCAACTTGCTCTTTTAGCGCTAATTTTTTTCTTCGTATATCTCTTTCTTCATCTTCATCTTCATCATAAGAGAACGAATCTTCCATAAGGAAGTTAATTTCTTCATTGTTTAAATGAGGTTTTGTTTGTTTATAATATTCTTTTAATAAAGAATTATCATCTAATTTAGAATAATCTTGATTAAGCTTAACATAATCATTTAAATCTCCACCGGTTTCTTCCATGAAATCCATTAACTTTTGAATATTTTCAGGAAGTGGTTTTCCAGTTTCTAAGTTTTCTTTAATAGCTTCTTCAGCTTCTTCAGCTATTTCTTCTACCTTTTCTTCAACCTCTTCTTCAGTTATTTCTTCTAATACTGGAGTTTCTTGTGTTTCTGCTTCCGGTTGTACTTCTTCTTGTTCTTGTGTGGTGTCGGTGTCTTCAGACTCTGCAACCACTCCGCTGTCGTCAGCGTTATCTTCTTTAGTTTCATTTTCTTTTGGTGTTGGTGGTTTACTTAAATCTACTTTGACAACACTATCATCTCCAGCGCTTTCAAATTTTGATTCATCTATTTGAGGAGTTTCCTCAACTTGTTCTTGTGTAGTTTCTTCAACTACATTTTCATCTTTTTCTTCCATAATATAATATAATAATAATTAATAAATTTATCTAGGATCAAACGCACCTAAATCAAATCCGCCTCCTAGTATATCATTACCTGCGGACTCAAAGTTTTTAGGTGGTTTTCCACTCTTTCTTTGTTCAATCATCTCACTTTGTTGAGTTGCTTGAATTTTTGTTCTTTCGTCTTTACGATCTTCTTTTTGTTTTTCTCTTTCTTTAACACCATCAACTTCAATTCCTTTAAGTTGCATGTTATATTGGAACTCTAAAGCCATTAAATCTTTTTTGTGTTGAACCTCTTGTGCCATTTTTTGAACTTCCATTTGAGTTTCCATTTGCATTAACTCTGCTTTACCAGCATTTAATGCTTGGTTTTTTTGCATTTCAGCTTGAGCGGCTGCTTGAGCTGCTTGAGCATTGGATTGAGTTTGTGCTTGAATATTTTCCATTTGTAATCTTCTATCTTTTTCTTCTTTTTTCTTTCTACGTATTTTAAGAAGTTGATTAGCTAACTTTATATTGCTAATAGTTCTAAGATCTATAGCATCTTCAAGTTCTATATTTTGCTGCTGTAATGCCATTTGAATATTATTTTCAAGCATAGCTTTTTCTTCTTCATCCGGTGCTAATTCTAAAAATATACCAAAATCATATAAATGTAAATTAGCCATTTCTTCTAACGTAGCAACATTGTGTGCTCCTATAGATTGTATAAAAGCATCTCTTGTTGGGGAGTATTCTATAATATCAGATATTCTAAGTGATAAACATTCCGCTGTTTCAACAGTTAAAAATAATCCAGCTTGTAATATATGTCTTGTTGCTGTGTTTGAATTTGCTGCTGCTAACTTCTGTACTCCAACCAAAGCATTTTTATCTGGTGTACTACCATCTCTAGCTTCATTAAGACCAGTTACATCTCTTATCATTTGTAAATAATAATTATAATTAGCTATAAGAGCTTGTATTTTATTACCACCAGAACCAGAAGTTATTTCTTGAATAGGTACCTTACCTGGATTCATATCACCGTCTTGTGTAAATGATCTACCAATAACAGAACCTGTTTGGAAGAACATGTTTAAAGCTTCTTGTGGATTGTAATTTGTTCCGTTACCTAAATCTATTTCAGCAAGTCCATCTGCATCTAAATAAACACCATCTGGTACCATTCTTGACATTACTTGTTGTAATTTAAGATGTGTTAACTGAATCATATCAGCAAAACCAGTTATTCTTTTAACTAAAGAATCAATTTTACCATCATACATTCTAGGAGCAACAATAGAATAATTCATTTTAACTTTAGTAAAATCACTTTTAGGACGCATCATATTCTTAGCCATTTCCCATTTAAGTAATTTATTTGTACCTAAAACCATAGCGCCATCATACAAGCACTCTATAGATCTTAATAATCTAGAATATCCACCCTCCATATTTTTTGGTGGATTAAATTGATCATCTTTAGGTATAATTTTATCAGCACCAGAAGACATTTCTTTTACTTTGTAAACCTCATTCATGTAGGTTTTATAATTAAAATATAAAACTTGAACAGTATTATTATCTTCTTTATTAGCAGAATATCTAGTATTGTAATTATTTCTATTTGTAGATTTATTTTTCATTATATCCTCAAGATCACTTTCTGTTAAGTGAGGAAATTGTTTTGCAAGTTCGTTTACTGGAATAGATTTAACTTCACCAACATAATATATATCATCAAAATAAGGAGAATCTGTGTAAGAATAAACTAAATCAGCTGGATCTACATAATCTATTGTTGCACCTTCTGAAGTATTAAAAGAAGTTTTAACACAACCTATACCTAAAACAGTAAGATCGTAATAAAATCGTTTTTGAGTTAAATCATATTTATTACCTTCAAGTAAAGTAGTTAAAGCTTGTTCCTCTGCTATTTCAACAGCCTGCTTATAATTTAACTGCATATGAAGTTGTAATTCTTCTGGTGAATCTGGTAACTCTTCTTCAGTGTCTCTAGTATCTACGCCATAATCATTCATGACCTGCGTATCAAAAGTACGCATTTCCATATCTTGCAATATAGATTCCATGTACTCAGTTCTTTTATTTACACCATAAGGATCTTGAGAATAAGCTTTTATATCATACGTTCTTTCACTTATACCGTTAACAACTATATCTACAAATTTAGATATAATTGGAACTGGTTTCCAATCTAAATTTAAATAGGACAAATCGCCATTAATTGACAATTCATCCTTGTATTTTTGAATCGATTGTTCGCCTCTAGCGTATAATCTTAAATTATGAAAATTATTTTGATTAGCTTTATATCTATTAAGATTTCTATCATTATTGAACCATTCTGTTTCAATAGCTTTACCTACTTTTAAACCATAGTCATAGCTTAGCTTTTCAGCATCACTTACGGTTTGACTCGGGAAATAACTTTTAATGCCAGACTCTGCCATATTTATTATTTGATTATTTGTGAATTAGCTCCAGTATTACTATACTTAGAGATATTTATGTTTAATTTAGGTTTTTCAACCTTAGCGTTTGGAGCGTATAAGTGTCTATTACAAGCCATAATAGCTAAACCAGAACTTATTGTTGCGTCAAACTTTGTTCTTTTATTTATATCAAATCTAGACCAATCATTTAGTAAAGTATTAAAATATAAATCTCCAAATGTTCCATCTTGTTTCATACCAACATGGTCTTGTATATACATTTCGATCGCTGCAGCGTGAGCTTGTTTAATATCTTCACTAGAATTCGGTATACCACCTATTTCTTTTTCTGCTGTTGATAGCTTGTTCCAAATTTTATCAGGTCTGTTCATACTAAACCCTCTATATCCTCTTCTTCTTAAATAGTATAGTAATCTAGGTTTATTGTTCTCTGCAAGTATTGGCATTCCATAAAATACTAATGCCATTAAAACATCTTCAAAAAATATTTCAGCCGTAGGTGGTCTTGATAAGTATTCTAAAAAGAAGCTATTTGCAGGAGCGTCCTCCATGCTGAACTTTGTTAGTCCGTGGAGAGCTCCTTTAGAACCTTGACCATCTACAGTTCCCGATATATCATAAGAGTCGCAACCAAAGGCCCCCATATGTTCATTACCAGGATATCTAATACCATTCTTAAGCACCACTCTATTTTGTAATTGTTGGGGTGGAACCCAACTAAGTTTAAATCTACCCTTTGGATCTGGATAGAATATAACTTGTGAATCTTTTATTCCGTTAACCCATTGAAAATTACCAGTAGTAACACCAAGAGTTTTAGACATTTCTTCGTTATAATCTATTTGTTCGTATATTTTTATTAAATTAAATATACTATTTTTAGTTTCATCACGAAAAGCGTGTTCAGTTGTTCTTGGAAACTGACGGTAAAATTCATTTAAAGCGTCTTGATCATCTTTTAAACCATCAGCTTCATTTTGCCAATTATCTATTACACCTACGTCTATTAGTTCACCGTCTGGGGCAAGGACATTTGTGTCAGGTGTATTAAATACTGGAACTCCGAACTCATCAATAAATCCTTCGTAGTTCCATTCCATTGGGATAAACAAAGAATAGAGACCAGACTTTGTCTGACCATTTCTATTTCTTTTAGTGACATCTGATGCGTTGTATAATTTTTTAAAATTGTCTCCACCTTTATCTAATGCGTTTGAAGTAGAACCCATCATACATTTACCGACTATTCTACTACCTAATCGTAAACATGTTTTAGTTACTCTCCAGTTATTTAATATATTATCGGGTCTTTCCCATTTACCACTTTCATCATGTACTAGTAAGTTTAGTTTTTCACCATCATAACTATTATCACCAGTATTTTTCCAATCAATCGTTGTATCTAAACCTTGTAAATCTTCTAACTTTTCATTAGATGTTATTTTTTTACGAGTAAATTTACTTGCTGGTACTCTATACGCTAGTTCTGATTTAGGTCTATCCATACCATCTTGTATAGGTTTAAAAAAGAACGGGTAGTTTATACTTATCGGAACTACTTTGTCAGTAAACA